GGCAGTTTTGCAAACATAAAGTCATTAGAGCCGCTTCCAACACCAGCCGTACCGCAGACATACATAGTGTCAGAACTGTCAAACACAATTCCCCTGCCAGTAAACGCTGCCGAACCATTACCAATTTTTCGTTGCCACTGAAGCACTCCTGATGAATTGTATTTAGCCATGCCAAAATAGCTGATTGAACTTACGTTTGTTTGTCCGTTAGGATAAACATTTCCAGAACTGTCAACGGCTATTGAAGTTCCATAATTAGCTTCAGTCTCAGACAATTTTACTTGCCATTGAATAGTTCCAGATGTGTTGTATTTGGCTATTAAATAATCAGCACTAGCACCATCAATGTATCCGTTGACATATACATTTCCAGAACTATCAACAGCCATTGCATTGCAAACATTAGTTCCACCATTGCCTAACTGACGACTCCATTGCAATGTGCCAGATGTGTTGTATTTAGCAATAAAATAATTAAATGCGGGGCTACCTACATTTTGATACCCGCCAACATAAACATTACCTGAACCATCTACTCCAACACACGATGGATTGCCAGCATCTAATGAGCGTTGCCATTGAATAGCACCTGAAGAATCATATTTAGCTACTTGAGTGTTTGATGTGCCCGATGTATTACCACCCCCGCATATATAAACATTATTTGAACTGTCTAAACTTATACCACCAAGGTCTCTAAAATGAGTTCCCAGTTGGCGTTGCCACAAAATAGTGCCTGATGTGTCCAATTTTATTATTTGTAAGGCATTTGAAGGAACATCGTCACCAGTTCCACCAAAGGCGTAGACATTATTTGCGCTATCTACTGCCAAAGAAACTATGTAAGTAGCCGTTCCTGCCGCACTATTAATATTTTTCTGCCATTGCAGAACGCCCGCCAAATTGTATTTTGCAATCTGCCATTGATTGATGCCACTTATATTTGAACCACCACCCAAGTAAACATTTTTTGCGCTATCTACAGCAATTGCATAAGGTACATCACTTGTTGTATCTCCAAGTAGTCCAATCCAATTGGGATTGAATATAGGCCATGTTCCAGCTTTTATATACTGTACGGCTTGGTCAAGTGTCCACACTCCACTGGCTGTGCTAGAAGAAACTGTTGGTGGAGTGGCTGAAATTACACCACCTATGTAACGAATGGACATTGTGAATCCTTATGTGATTTCTTCAAAGCTAATCGTGGCAACCAAGTCACCAGACGCACTAGCAATTGCACCGATGGATTGATTCTCTAGCAAATAAAATGCTGTAGTTTTATCACTGATAATCAATGAAGCATCCGCTGGAACAGAGATGGTTGACGCAATAGCTGTTGCCGTTCCACCCAAAGCAGCCGCAGAATAAATATTGACTGTGATGTCAGTCGCTACTGTGCCATCAATGTTGGCAATCAAGATTGAGTTAATCTTAAAGACCTTATTGCTTGATGCAGCGTTTGATGCAAGTTGAGTTGCACTTGTACCCACAGCAACCGATAAGGTATTACCGATAATACTTGTGACGTTTACGATATTAGGATTTGCCATAATATTTCCTTAAAAACCAAAGAGCATTGCCAAGGCAATAGCTTTACCTGTTGAAACACCAGCAGTTCCCCAAGTAGGAGCTGCACCAGAACCGCCAGAAAGAAGTGCTTGACCTGCTGTGCCAGCAGACCCTGCCACCAATAATCCAGTAGTGATATTTGGTGTCGTCAATACTGCTGAAGTAAGAGTCTTGTTTGTCAGGGTTTCTGTTCCTGTCAAAGTAGCAAAGCCACTAGCAGTAAATGCCGCTTGAGTCCAAGCCGATCCTGTCCACACATACAGAGTATTGACTGAGTTATTCCAGTACAAAGCACCCGTCAACAGAGCATTTCCATCATTGTCAACAGTAGGAGCAGAAGACTTAGAACCTAAGTATCTGTCATCAAAAGCATCGTATGAGGCTGCTGCATTAGTCTCACTTGTAGCCGCATTGCTTGCACTTGTAGAAGCATTAGAGGCACTTGTTGAGGCGTTTGAAGCACTTGTTGCCGCATTAGAAGCAGAGGTAGCTGCCGCAGTAGTTGAACCAAAGATCGAATCTATTTCAGTTTTGGTATAAGCATTTGTAATGTTATAGCCAGCAATAGTCGTAGGATTCGTTCCTGCCGTAGCCCGACCATAAGTATCAAAGGTCACAGATTGGTAAGTGCCTGGCGTAACACCAGAAGATGCCAAATCAATGTTGTCCGAATTGACAACAATACGGCTAGATGATGCAGTACCTACATTGAGAGTGTTACCTGTCTTTGTAAGACCATCACCCGCAGTAATCTGACCCGCACCTGAGAACTGCGCCCATGTAATCGATGTGCTTCCCAATGTTCCACCTGCATCAATCGTGCAGATAAAGCCAGAGTCAGCGTTAGTCGTGCCTTTTTCAACAAAGGTAAAAGCCGCTACCAACTCAGCATAAGTGTCTGCATCGGTTGTGCGTGTCCAAGAACCTGTTGCACACAAGTAAATACCATTGTTAGAAGCAGTAGACTGGTCTTTAACCAAGACCCGATCACCCGCAACAATCGAGATGCCATCAATGGTTTGTGCGCCAGACAAAGTGATGTTTGCAGTGGTAGCCGCAACCACAGAAGCCTTGGCATCAATACCTTGGGCTAGTGCATCCACATAACCCTTGGTAGCAGCATCAGAATCGTTTGTAGGGCTTGCCAAACCAGTAATGGTTGCCGATGTACTGCTATCCATGTCCAATGCGCCAGAGATGGTCACATTGTTGAATGTAGAAGTGCCAGAAGCAGCAGTCACATTGCCTGTCAGGTTGCCAGTTACGTTGCCTGTGACATTCCCTGTAACAGCACCCGTTACATTGCCTGTTACGTTACCTGTTACTGCACCTGTCAATGGGCCACTAAAGCCTGTATTTGCAGTGATGTTTGTGCCAGTAATGGCAAGGGCAGAAGAACCACCGATTACCACGCCATTGATTGTTCCAGCACTAATGGCGGCAGAAGCAATCGTAGCGGCAGTGCTAACAGTAAGGTTAGTAAAAGTACCCGCTGCGGCAGTTGTTCCACCGATAACCGCACCATTGATTGTTCCGCCAGTAATGGTCGCAGATGAGTTATCTGTCTTTGTTGCTATGGCAGTAGCAATGTTATTGAACTCTGTATCAATCTCAGTACCTTTAACAATCTTTAAAGGATTGCCAGGCGAGAGATTATCTTTGGTTGCAAAGTTAGTGGATTTTGAATAATTAGACATGGTTTATCCTATCTTGCCTTCTTTGGCTTGAAGTTCAATTTTCTGAATTGACAACTGAGTGCCATTGATAGTGGCTTCGTAACCAGTTTGTACGATTTTACCCGCACTTGAAGCATTGCTTGTCAGTGCTTTAATTGGGATACCGCTTGAATAGTCTGCAACCGCATACTCTCCAACCCCATACTCGAAATAACCTTGAGGTGGAATAAAGACGTTTTCTGACTGATAAGCACCTGAGTAATCAAAAGCCCACTTGATTGTAAGGAACTGATTAGAACCACCAATCACCACGGCAGTAATAGACTTCAGAATGGAAATCTGGTTAGGATTGCCTAAGTCAGCATTGTTTGTGTAGTACAGGAATCGATAAGTAGAAGCATCATCGAGATAACCACCATACTTACCAATATAGCCGTTCTTTCCAATGTACAAGTCGCCATTACGCAACGATCTTAGTGCAGTTGGCGAAATACTATCCCATTTAGTTACACGGGAAGCACCATCTTGCAGGGATTGTTTGGTATCAAAGCAGTAGACTTGCAAAGTAGCTGGCAGAACAAGCAGATAAAAAGCATTCTTCTCTGAATAAACAGATTTGACGTTTGCTAGTGTTTCTCCAGATAAGGAAGATTCCAAATCAAATCGAACATTCTTAGATAGGTCTCGCAATGGAGCAGACTTCTCTTGAATTGTCCTCATCAAAGAGCGAACACCTGAGTCTGACAAGAAAACAACGTCAGTACCAATACTTTGAATGGTATCCCTAGCGATACATCCAATAGAGCCTACTGTGTCGCTCAGAACAAGAGATGCGGGAGTAGAAGCACCAGAGTAAACAAGAATCTGCTTCTTACCAAAGATAAACAAGAAATCATTGTGAGCTGCCAAGCCCATGACTTCATCTGCACCATTAGGCCATACACGGGATACATCCAATGAGCCTGAAGTGCCACCACCCCATACATGACCTGCAATCAGATCAGAGAAGGTAACAGTTACTTTGTCAGTAGATGTATTAGCTACCCACAAGCGACCAAAAGCTGAAATAGCAATGTTGGCTTGAGGAACAGTAGCTACATAACCTGACTTCTCAGAGACTCTGCGATAAGTAGTTGTACTTACGGCAGGGTCATAAATGAGTGGATCGTGACCAGTTTGGAAGAAGTATGCAATGCCATTCAAAGATGCACATTGCCAGTTACTTGCTGAGATGGTAGGAGCAGAACCACCACCACCATAGGTCAACTCAGTCACCGCATTAGCAGTACCAAGTTTGAATATCTTGTTATTTCCAGCAAATAGAACAGTCAAAGTTCCATCGTTTTGGACTAACTCATGGATAACACCAACATCGTTAGCACCTAGATTGCCAG